CCTGTTCGGCGAAGCCGTGCTGGGCGCTCTGACCCCCGAACAGCGGGAGAAGAAGATTCTGGCCCGCGACCTCACCGAAATGCGCAAGGCGATTCAGCGCCGCAGGGAGTGGATGGTGCGCCAGGTGCTCCTGACCGGCAAGCTGAATATCTTTGAGTACACCAACGAGGGCCGCAGCGCGCAGGCGACGATGGTTGCCGACTATCAGTTTACCAACTACTTCACCCCCGACACCGCCTGGGGACAGGTGGGCGCGGACATCGCGGGCGACATGGAGGAAATCTACAACCTGGTCTATGACGGCCTGGGCGAAGTGGAGAAGATCGTCATGGCCCCCGACGTGTGGGCGGCGATGCGCAACGACAGCGCTTTCATGAAGCTGCTGGATATGCGCAACGTGGACATGGGCGACATCAAGCAGAAGTACCGTGGAAGCGGCCTGCGTTTCCTGGGCCACAACGGCGACGGCGTGGAGCTGTACAGCCTCGCCGGGACGTTCATCGACGACGACGGCCTGAAAAAGCCCGTCATGCCCGCCGGTACGCTGATCGCGGGCGGCAGCGACATCGTGAAGATGCCCTACGGCCCCGTGACCCAGGTTGAGGAACCCGGCCCCGGCGCGAAGCACAAGACCTACATCAAGAAGGAAGTGCCCCTGCGTCACGGCAGCGTGGACGGCAACAGCATCAAGAACCGGCTGACCAGCCGCCCGACGGTTATCCCCTTCAACGTGGACGCATGGGCCATCGCCAAGGTGCGGTAACTACGGAAAGGAGCAAGGGAAATGTATATTGCAGTCACCTACATAGGCAGTAGATATGTTCCCGGCGAGATCATTTCCGAAGATACGCCCAAGGAGAAGCTGGACTGGCTGAAACGGGCGGGCGCGATCCGCGAGGCCGCGCCCGACCCGGAAGCGCCGGTCGTGGCCGAAGCGCCGGAGGACAAGGGGCCGGAAGCGCAAGCGCCCGACCCGGAACCTGACGACCCGGAAACCGAAGCGCCGGAGGACGAAATCGACGAGGACGCGGAAGCCCCCGAAATCGACGTAATGGACGGCGTGGTGGCCGCTGAAAAGGAGGAGCCGAAGAAGCCCGCCAAGACAGCGGCGCGCAAGCCTGCCGCCAAAGCGGCGAAAGGAGGTAAAACCAAGTGAAGGTTTTGATTCTTTCCAACCAGACCGTCGAGGAAGTCAACGACAGCTACGGCGCGCGCCTGATTGAGCAGGGCAAGGCTGTGATCCCGCCCAAAGCGGAGAAAAAGGCGGAGGAAAAGCCCGCCGAGAACCCCGCCGAGGAAGCGTATGCCGAAGCCCCGGCCAAGGGCAAGCGCAAGTAATGGCGCTGAAAGACCGCATCGCCGACGACATCAACCGCGTATTCCTGCAAATGGATCACTTTGCGGAAACGCACTACTGGAACGGCGAGGAAATCACCTGTGTACCAGACGAAGAAGAAGCGCTCAAGCGGAAAAACAACAACGTGAACGATATAAGCTGGGATTCCAACACCCGCAAAATATTGATCCACGTCAAGGAGGCGGACTTCCCCGAAGCGGAGCCGCCGGAACCGAACACCCATATTATTTTCGACAGAAAGCCCATGCGCGTGCTGGATGTCAATATCAATATGGGGATGCTGGATATTCTGCTTGAAAGCCGCGATCCAAGGGAGCTGATGTAATTATGCGCTTTACTGAACGACTGACCGGCCTTAAAAACTGGACGATCAAGGAACTGTGCAAGGGGCGCATGATGAAAGCTCCGGCGGAGAACATGGACATAGGAACAATCAAGCGGCAGGAGCCGCCCTGTTACCTAGCATGGGCACCGGCGCGGATGGACAAGGCGGGCAATCTGAAAGAAATCCCCCTGTCCACCGTTCCCGGCATCCTCATCATGCCCAACCAGACCTACGCAAAGTACATGGAGGAAAAGCGGTTTGACCGCTACAACAACGTGCACAGACCGCAGGAAATGGGACAGCACCTTGCCGTGAGCATCCTGTTCAGCGTGTACGAACCCGGCGTCCGCCTGCCCGGTTTCATCGACACCGTGGGCGAGAAGGGGCAGGGCCTTGATCCGTCCCTCATTCTGGAGGGCACGGAGCAGGGCCTTTTTACGCTGATGAACTGGATGGACGATTGCATGGAAAAGCTGCTTGGGCAGAAGATGATCCCGAAAACAGACCTTTTCGTGCAGGAGGACACCATAACGTACAGCCTGTACACGGATCAGAGCTACGTCGTGGACAGGCGGCCCATCTATTACGGCTTCGTCAACGTGGTATTCGGATGCCACGTCAACGAGGGCTACAACCCGGACATTGAAAAACTTTTGTAAGGAGGAATTAACCCATGGCTGATTACAAGCATGGTGCGTATGGCGTGATCCAGGCCGTCGGAAGCCGCGTGGCGGACGAAAGCCAGGGCGCTATCGTCTATGTTGGCACGGCCCCCGTGCACAACCTGGAGGGCGGCGCGAACAACGTCAACGTGCCTATCGTCGTAAACAACATCGCCGAGGCGCGCAAATACTTCTCCTATTCCGACGAATGGGATAAGTACACGCTCTGCGAAGCGATGCACGTCCACCTGGAAAACAAGGGCGTCGGCCCCCTGGTGTTCATTAACGTGCTCGATCCCACCAAGGCCGCCCACAAAAAGGGCACCAAGGTCACGGCCACCAAGACCCCGGAGAATGGCCGCATCACCATCCCCTCTGGGCAGGACGTGATTATTGATACCGTTGTTATCAAGACCACCGACCAGACGCCCGTAACGAAGGTGAAGGGAACCGATTACGCGATTGCGTACAACATCGAGAAGAAGTCCGTGGTCATTACCGAGCTGACCACCGGCGCGCTGGGCAGCGCGGCCCTCTCCGTGGAATACTACGAGATCGACGCAACCGGCGTCACGTCTGCGGACGTGATCGGCGCTTCCGACGGGCTGGGCACCAACACCGGCATCTTCGCCATCAAGAACGTGTACCAGCTCACCGGCTACATCCCGGCCTACCTGGGCTGCCCTGGCTTCTCCTCTGTTCCCGCCGTCCACGCGGCGATGTATCAGAACAGCGTGAAGGTCAATGGGCATTGGGACGTGTACATGTTCGTCGATCTGCCGCTGATGAACGGCCAGACCGCGCTGACCCTGGACACCATCAAGACCTACAAGGACGGCAACGGCTACACCAAGGAGAACGAAACGGTATTCTTCCCGCTGGCGCAGGGCACCGACGGGAATATCTACCATCTGTCTGTGCTGGCCGCCGCCAACTTCCAGGAGCTTCTTCTGGCCCAGGACGGCATCCCCTACAAGACCGCGAGCAATACCGACTGTGCCATCATCGAAAACCTGTACATGGGCGCGTCCGCCGTGGGCAAGGTTTACGACGACAGCCTCATCAACGAGAAGCTGAACAAGAACGGTATCGCCAGCGCCGCCTTTGTGGGCGGACGGTGGGCTATTTGGGGCTGCCACAGCGCCGACTACGACCAGAGCAACGGCGACCAGATCAACGTCGCGGAAACCAACCGCATGATGCTGTACTACATCAGCAATGATTTCCAGCACCGGCGGACGCCCGACGTGGACAAGCCCATGACGGCGAACGATCTCCAGACGATCATCGCCGAGGAGCAGACCCGGATTGACGCGCTGCTGAACATCGGCGCGCTGACCCGTGGCGTCGTTTCTCTGAACGCCGACGCGCAGGCCCGCAGCGACATCATGAACGGCGACTACTCCTTCCTGTTCGACATCACCACGACCCCGCTTGCAAAGAGCCTGACGGCTATCGTCAACTGGACTGACGAGGGCTTTGTCACCTACTTTGAAAGCGTGGGCGACTAAAGGAAAGGAGGGCCTAAACAATGCCGCAGAAGGTATATTGCAACATTGAGAAGCATCGGATTCTCGACAACAAGCGCGAGATCGAGGACGTGACCAAGTTTGGCCTGCCCACGATCAAGCACCCCACCACCGAAGTGAAAAGCTCCGGCATGGCTATGAACGTGGACATGCCGGACACCACGCACCTTGAGGCGATGGACTTCACCATCTACCACAACAACGGCGTGAACTGCAACTACCTGTCCGAACCGGGCAAGCACTTCATCGAGGCGCGCACGGCGCGCCAGCGCTACGACGTGCCCAAGGGCGAGATCGCACACGAAAGCGTGAAATTCCGCATTACCTGTGTCCACGTCGAAACGCAGAAGGGCGACATCGAAACCGGCAATCCCTACGGCAGCACCGAAAAGTATTCCGTGCTGCGGTACGAGGAGGAGGTCAACGGCAAGGTGGTTATCATCGCCGACGCTATGGCGGGCCTCATCAAGTACAACGGCAAGGATTGTACCAACGTCGTGGACAATCTGCTGAAATAAGCGGAGAAAACCAACACCAGCAGGCGCGGAAAAGCGCGAACGCTCGCGCTTTTCCCGCCTGATTCTTTCAAAGAAAGGATTTGTCTGACATGGAAGAAATCAAGAACATTCAGCCGGAGCAGACCGGCGCGGAGGAAAAGACAGAACAGCCCGCCGCCAAGGAAGCGGAACCCCAAAAGACGCGGGAGGAAATGCAGGAAATCCTCAAACAGAAGATGGAGGAAGTGCGCAGGCGGACGCTGGAGGCCCAGGAAGCCATGGGCCAGGGCAAAGGCCGCCTGACGTTGGAAACGCCCTTTATCAGCCGCGACCAGGAGATCAAGGAGCTTATCTACGACTTTACAGCCCTCACGGGCATGGAATATACCGACGCGATGGATAGCGACATCAACGCCAACAGCAGCGCCTATCACCGCATCACCTACCGGCAGGCGCTTTCCCTGTTCGCCAAGGCTGCCGCAAAGCAGATGGACAACGTGGACATGGAGGACATCGTGAGCCGCATCGGCGTGACCGACGCGGTGGAGGGCGTGCAGCTTGCAACGCTTTTTTTCACCGCATCGACGCGGGCGGGTCGTCTGCGTATCTCGAAAAAGTAATCATCGCAGGCATGGTCACGCACACGTCGATACCTGATTTTATGAATATGACCATTCGCCGATTCTATCAGGTGTTCGTGAGCATTTGCGACGTGATGGAAAAGCGGAAGCACGGCGGATAAAAACAGCGGCGGCGGGACGATCTCGCCGCCGTTTCTTTGCAGAAGGGAGGTTGCGGCGTGGAAATCTACTATCAGGGCAAGGACATCACCGACCTTGTGCAAGTGCGCAAATGCGTTTCGCGGGACACTTGCGGCGGGCGCTGCGACAGCCTGGAAATTGAGTTTGAAAACGCGGCGGGCTGGTACAACTGGGGGCCGGAGGAGGACGACCAGATCATTGTCGCCATGAACGGCTACGATACGGGCGTGATGTATCTGAATACGGTATTGCCGGAGGACGGGAAATACCGCGTATTGGCAACCGCGCTCCCCTGCATCGCCCGCAAAAAAGAATACAAGAGCTTTACCGGCAAGACCATTGAGGAAATCATGCGCGCCTGCGGCATGGTCACGGGCATGGGCTTTGCCGTGTACGGCATCGACGGAAATACCGTGATCCCGTACATCCAGCAGGAGAACGAAAGCGCGGCGGCTTTCCTTTGTCGGTTGCTGAAATGGGAGGGCGCGCAACTTAAATGCGTGAACGGCCAGTACGTCGCAATCGGGATCAGCTACGCGCAGGAGAGGCAGGCACACCAGACAATCGAGATCACCGCCAAACAGCGGGGCACGGAATACCGCCGGGGAGGCGGGAAATACAGGAGCGTTACCGTGCTGACACCCTACGCGAAAGCGACAGCGGAGGATTTGATCGTGCCCAGCACGCACGCGCAGATCACGGCAGACCTTCCGGCCAGAAACGACATCCAGGCCGGACGCTGGGCGCGGGGCCTGCTGCTCCACCACAACCGGCAGGACGAAACGCTGACGATTGAAACGGATTTTAACCCCGGCTTTTCGGCCATGACGCGCATTGACATAACGGGCGGAACGGACGGCACCGGGGAATGGATCATCGAAGAAGCGGAGCACGACTTCAAAAACAAGACTTCCAGGGCAAAGCTGTTTCGGTGCATCCAGACGATACAGTAACGGAGGGACGGCATGGAAAAGGGCGCGATGATTGAACGCGGCTATATCGCCAGCGTCGAGGCGGGCGGCTATTGCGTGGCCTCCTGTGACCGGGCGGGCATCCAGACGCCGCCGATCCAACCTATCAACGGCAACACCTACACCACGGGCGACCTGGTGTATTTTTTTCTTTTCCCGGACGGAACGGGGAAAATACTCTGCGGCGCATAAGGCCGCGTTATAAAGGGCGGTGAGATTGTGGCGAGCCAGACGCTTGAAACTGTTATTGCGATTAACGCGCGAGTAGGAAACGGTTTTGCCCAGGTGGGTGCGACACTCACCGAACTTGGGAGCATGGTCAACGGGGTAAGCCAGCAGCTTATCAACTTTGGCAAGGACAGCGTAAAAGTATATCGGGAATACGAAAAGAGCATGGCCGACGCGGAGGTAGCTCTTTCGACGGTGTACGGGCGCGGCACGCGGGAACTGAACCAAGTTATGACCCAACTGGACGTTTCCGCGACGGAATGGGCCGCGACGACGATTTTCCACACAAACGACGTGGCAAACGCCATATCGGAGGCCGCGCACGCAGGCTGGGACTTTGACCAGATCATGAGTGGCATCCCGGCGGCGATGCAGCTTGCGCAGGCGGGCGGGCTTGACCTGTCCGAAGCGGTGAACTACATCGTAAAAAGCACCAACGCGGCGGGCATCGGCTTTGAGGATTTGGGGAACTTCATCGACCTTTGGGCTTTCGCGGCGAACAGCAGCGCAAGCACCATCGGCGAGTTTGGCGACGCCATGCTGCGCATGGGAAGCACCATGCGCTTTGCTGGCAATACCGAGGAGCTTATGACCCTTATCGCCGTGACGGCCAACGCGGGCGCGACGGGCAGCGAAGCGGGCACCATGATCCGCAACTCCATGATGCGTCTGATCGCCCCGACGGACAAGGCCAAAAAGGCCATGGCACAGCTCGGCGCGACCAGCACCGAAACGGCGGCCCTGCTGAACGACGAATCGCTGGCGGCGGCCAACGCGGAGCTGGCGGCCCACGGATTCAGCGCGTTCTATACAGACGGCCCGAAGCAGGGGCAGATGAAGAACGTGCTGGACATCTACCGGGAGCTGTACGTCGCCCTGGGCGACATCGCGGGCGGCTATGAGAACATAGACCGCAACGGCGCGGCGCTGTCCGTGCTGTCCGCCATCTTCCCGACCCGTACCATCACCGAGGCTTTGACCCTGCTGCGGGGCGCTGCGGAGGGCTACGATGGGCTGTATGAGGCCATGATGGGCGGCGACGCGGCGGGCTACGGCCAGTACGCCGCCGAAACCATGATGGACACGCTGGACGGCAAGATCGAAACCTTTGAAAGCAAGGTGGAGCGCCTAAAGCAGCTCGTCGGCGAGGAGCTTTCCGGCCAGGTTGAACAGGCTACCGGCTTTATCGGCGGCCTGGTGGACAAGCTGGCGGAAATGGACAGCGACCAGCTCGGCGCGCTCGTGTCCGGGCTGGAGGTTATCGCGGCGGCAGGCCCCGGCCTGCTGCTGGCGGGCGGCGCTTTCCGCATGATCGGCTATTTACTGACCCCGGCGGGCGGCATCGGCCTGGGCCTTATTGCGCTGACGGCGGCGGCGACGGCCATTAAACAGCTTGAAGAAGCCGACTTTGCAAAGAACTTCGGCAACATGGAGCTGGACACGCAGGGCATCCAGAGCTACGTCAAGACGCTGGGCGAGGATTTCAAGGCGGCCTATGCCGAAGTGGACGGATTCAAGCAGGCCCTCGACAACAGCGTGGAATCCTACAAGACGGCCAGCAGCACATTCAGCGCGACGCTGTTCCAGGACATGATTACCAACGCGAAGCTGACCGACGCAGACAAGGCCGCGCTGGAAAGCCTGGGACAAGATATGTTTCTGGCTGTACAGGGGGCCATTGCCAACAGCACGGCGGCCAGCATGAGCTACTGGCAGACGCTTTTCGGCGGGGACGGGACGGCGGAATACGACCCGGCCTATCAGCAGATTATCGACCTGACCAACCAGGCGTATGAGGACGCGATGGCCGAAGCAACCACAATCAGCCAGGGCTTGCGCGCGGCCATGACCAGCGCCTTTGCGGACGGCGAAATCAGCGACGAGGAGTATCAACAGATACTTTCGTACATGAAAAGCTATAACGACGCCGTGGCGCGGGCGGCGGCGGAGGCCCAAAGCGAAGAAGATTATATCAAGATGAATAAGTGGCTCAAGCAGGCCCAAACGGCCAGCCTTGAGGACATCAAGGGCCTTGCGGAAACAGCCACGACGGAGCGCGACGAAATCCTGGCGGCGCAGCAGGATCGGTTTGAAACCGAATACTTCCGGCTGCAATACCGGGGGGCGGACGCGGAAACCCTGGCCCGCGCGGAAGCGAAGTACAAGGCGGAGCAGCAGAAAACCAATGCCGCCTACGACGAATTTCTGTTTACGCTGTGGGACAGCCAGCTCCAGCAAAGCGGGCAGGCGGAGAATTACGGAATACTTGCCGGATATGCGAATCAATATATGTCCGGCGAGTTGACAAGCGACACAATCTATAATCTGCTCAAAGACCAGATGGGCGCAAGCGTCTATACGGGCGCAGATGCCGGCTGGATACCGAGCATGAAGAACACAGACCGCGCACAGCTTGGACGCCTCATGGGCTATATGATTAGCAGCATGGGCGGCAACGAGGGCGTGGAAGAACGGATCGCCTACTATGAAGGAATCGGCGATACCGCAATGGCCGGACGGCTGCGGCAGATGTACGCCATGGAGCAGCTTATCAATAACTTCGGTTATAGTACAGCGCTTGATAAGCCTGCCTGGGATATTCTGAACCTGACGGCGGACTACATGAACACAAACGCAGACGAACATCTGCCGAGTGCGATGAACAAAAAGAACGCCGAAGCCGTACTGCTTGGGCAGAGCGACTATACTACGGCGACAGCAAGGGCGACCATTGCCGCGTTGGGAAGCGGCAAAGGCAGCATGAGCGCCTATTTCGACGCCATCGGGCAAAGCGTGAACGAGGGAACGGTAAGGGCCATCAACAGCGCGAGCCTTAAAGGCAATGCCGCAAAAGAGTACAACAATCTCGTTGACCAGCTCATGCAGAATTACGACTTTGAGCGGATTCTTGCGGACAGCAGCAGCTTTCTTGCGGGAGAAGGAAACGCTTTCAGGTACGACTATGCAGCATGGGAACTCATGTACGGAGAAGCCAGCAAGCACGCGGAGGATTACAGGATCACCGTACCCGTGACGCCGGAAATGGGCGATATGCCGGACATGGAACCCGTGGCGATCCCCGTCAAGCCGAAGGTCGAGGGCGAGGACGCCATGACCAGCCTGCAAGAGCAGGGCGTGACGGTGGACGTGGGCGCGGACGATACGCAACTGCAAGCCACCATCGACGGCGCGGACGGACAAACGCTGCTTGAATATCTGAACGGCGACGCCACCGACCTTCACATGGTTATCATGGGCGAGGACGGCAAGGTGCTGACCGAGATCGTGAACGGCAACACCAGCGCCCTTGCGGCAGCCATCGCCAGCTACAACGGGCGGACGATCACCGTCAACATCGCGGGCAAAAAGCTGTTTGCCGAGGGCGGACGCGCCACCAGCGCGTCGATCTTCGGCGAGGCTGGGCCGGAATGGGCTATCCCGGAGGAACACAGCGAGCGCACGGCGGAACTGCTGGACGCGGCACGCGCGGCCAGCGGCTTCACCTGGCCGGACATCCTGGCCCGCTTCGGCGGGCTGAACGCGGACGCGGGCCACACGCCCACGACGATTGTTTACAGCCCGACCATCAACGCGGCGGACGCGACGGGCGTTGAACAGGTGCTCCAGGAGGACAAGAAACGGCTGGACAAGTGGTTTGAAGAAAAGAAAATGCGGGATGCGGTGGAGGTGTACACATGACGTTAAGCGGACAGGGATACAGATGCAGCGCGGGAGAAACCTTTGACAGCGTGGCGCTTAATGTTTACGGCGATGAAAAGTACGCCTGCGAACTGCTGAACGCCAACCCCGCCCTTTGCACCATCCCGATCTTTACCGGCGGCGAAATCCTGGCGCTTCCCGTGGTGGAAATCCCGGAGGACGACGGGGACACGGAGAAGATGCCGGATCGCGCCCCGTGGAAGGAGGGATAAACCGTGGGAGAAATCGCACGATGGAACGGGCACAAGTTTGAAGTGACGCCGAGCGTGATCCGCAGCTTTACGGGGCTGAACATCAAGGGAAGCAGCAAGACCGAGGACAAGGAAAGCGGCGGACAGGGGTATGTGTCCCGGAAACAGGGGCAGCCAAAGGAAATCAGCCTGACGGCGCACCTTTCCGCGCAGCTCGGATGCGACGTGCAGACCGAAGCCATGAGCTTTGTTAATCAGGCCACATCCGGCAGCAAGGACTATTTCTATATCGGCAGCAAGAAGCTCCTGACGTGCAGCCTGATGCTGACAGAGGCAAGCGTTTCCGAAATCGGGATCACCAACGGCGGAAAATGGGTCAAGGCCGACGTAAAGCTAACCTTCAAGCAATGCAGTAAGAACGACGGCAGCACGGGAGGCTCCAGCGGCGGCGGTGGAGGCGGAGGAGGAAGCAACAAAACATCCGTCAAAAAGAAATCGACGACAACCACCAAAAAGACCACCACAACCAACGTATTGCAGAAGGTCGCGGACGGCATAAAGACAGCCGTAACAACCGTTGTCAACAAGGTCAAAGACACGGTTACGAAGGTCAAGAACGCCCTGACCGGCAAGACGACCACGCAAAGCCCGCTTGCAAAAGCCGTAAGTACGGCGGTGACGAAGATCAAAAGCGTTGTGAGCGCGGCAAAGGCCGTCACCACACAGAAGAAAACCACCACCACCAAATCCACCGGCGGCGGTGGCGGCGGTAAGCGCGTGAACATGGTTAAGTAAGGAGGGGGACGCATGGCGCAATACCAGATTGATAACGTCGCCTCCCCGATCAACTTCCAGGAGGACGACATCATCCTGCGGACGCTGCAAAACGCCAAAAATCTGCTGATGTGCCGTATGGGCGAAGTGCCCTATGACAGATACCGGGGATTCGACCCGGCGCTGTATGATCTGCCCATTGACGAGCTGCGGGTAGAACTGCTGCCGGAGCTTGACCGCGTGATGATGTGGGAGCCGGACGTGGAAGTGGTGGACGCGGAAGCGACGCTGCTTGAAAACGGCGACGTGTATATCAAGGTCATTATCGAAGTGACCATTAACGAAGGGGCATAGAAAGGACGGTGAGAACATGGACAATACCGAATTGCATTATCTGACCTATGACCCCGAAGCGATATGGGAACAGATGATGATTAACTACGTCGAGGCGGGCGGCGACGTGCTCTACCCCGGCGACGAAAAGGAAATGCTGCTGCGGGCCGTACAGGAGGACATCGTACAGGTTTTCGCGGGCGTGGACAACGCCCTGCGGATGCAGACGCTCCGCTATGCAGTGGGCGATTATCTGAACATCCTGGGCGAACAGCGAGGATGCCACCGCATCGCGGCCAGCGCCGCCCGCGCCACCGTGACCATTACCAGCAACGCGACGGGACAAACCGACGTGCTGGAGGCGGGCACGGCCATGACGGCGGATGGCGAAATCTTCTATCTGCTGACGGAGGACTTGACGCTGACCGGCTACGCGCAGAGCGTGACCGTGGACGTGATCGCAGACCGCACAGGCAGCGTGGGAAACGGCCTGCTGACAGGCACACAGATGGGCCTTGCCATTACCAACGCGGGCGTGAACAGCATCATTGTGGCGACGGACGCCACGGGCGGAAACGAGGCGGAGGACGACGAAACCTACCGCGAGCGCATCCGGGAATACGGCCTTGCGAGCGTTTCCACCGGCCCGGCAAGGCAGTACGAGGCGGCGGCAAAGGCTGTAAGCAGCGTGATCCTGGACGCCAGGGCCATCAACGCCAGTGCGGGCAACGTGGCAATCTATCTGATCCTATCCACACAGACGGGCGCTGCGGCGCTGCTTCAAAGCGTGCTGGACGCGCTTTCTGCGGAGGACGTGCGCCCGCTGACGGACAACGTAAGCGTTTATCAGGCGACCAACGTACCCTATACGCTGAACGTGAAATACGCCAGCGACAACAGCAGCGCCACCAGCGCGGCGATTGCGGCGGCGGTGAGCGACTACCAGGAATGGCAGGACAACACCATCGGGCGGGCTTTTAACCCTGACCGGCTGATGGCGGCCATCTACCAGGCAGGCGCGACGCGCGTTATTTGGGACACGGGGAGCAATTTCGACAGCGGGACGGTGGAATACACGGAGATCAACGCCAACGAACGGTGCAAGGGCACCATTACGCTGACGGCGATTTCTTCCTAAAGGCGGTGACGAAGAATGTTTACATTCGACGTGACAAAGCACGTCCCGCGTTTTCTGCTGGAGGATAAGAACGGCTACGCGCTGGCAAAGGCCATCGAGGCCGGAATCCAGATCATGAATGACACGATCCAGCAGGGCGTGAACTGCATTTATGACTACGACACGATGCCGGAATGGCGGCTTGACGAATTGGCCTGGGAAACCAACTGCCTGTACGACTACAACGCCGACATCGCCACGAAGCGGCAATGGATCAAGAACGCGATCCCGCTGTACCGGCTGTTCGGCACGCCGAGGGCTGTGTATCAGTACATCGCAAGCTACTTCGGCGGCATGGACTTGGAAGAAAACTGGCAGTACAACGGATCGGCCTATCACTTCCGCGTGACGGTGGAAGGAGAATGGACGCCGGAAAATGAAGCCTGGGCGCGGAAAGCCATCGCTGCCGCAAAGAACGTGCGCAGCGTGCTTGATTCTCTGCGCATAGGGGCCAAATGCCACATCGGGATCGTGGCCGAGGGAAAAGTGCTGGCCCGGTTTACCTACCCGCTGACCGGCGCGGAGAATTGGGCCGGACGCTGGCCGCAGGAGAACACAAAGGGCGTCCTGGACGAAAGCGGCAAGGCGGGCCTTGCGGCGGACGCCGTGGGCTATCCCTTCCCCTACGAAATGACAGGCACGCAGCCGGAGATCAGCACGGCGGGCGTGCTGGGCGAAATCGACATCCCAGCCGCACACGCGGAGGACACATACGCCAGAATCCTATACAAGCTGTGCGGACAGGATGAAATCTGACGAAAAGGAGGAGCGACATCATGGCGGATGTATTCACCCTGGACAGCAACTATCTGGCCGGAAAGCGCACGGAGATCAAGAATGATATTGCCTACGCGCGGTACAAGGTCGGGAGTAGCTGGTATCAGGCGGCGATCCAAAATGCCGTCGTGCTGGCAAGCGGCGTTGTGGAGGTTACTTTCCTCATCGACCATACCGTAAGCGGCAACATTACGGTGACGGGCGTTGAGCTGTACGACCACAACGGGCAGCGAATCGGCAGTAAGACGGTAAGCATCACGCGGGCGGACGCTACGGAGGGCATCTTGTATGTGTGCCGGTTCAGTCTGTTCCAAGTGAAGGAGAACACCAGCAATACCGGCGCGTATGACGCGCTGTAAGGGAGGAAGTGAAACACAATGAGTTATAACCAGCGGATCGGCTGGAAGGATCACGTCGTAGAGCGTCCGAGAACATACACGGAAACGGTCAACGGCGACGGCAGCAAGACCTTCACGGCGGCCCCCGGCACCGTGATCCAGCAAGGGACGCCGCAGAGCGCGACCAATTTCAACACCATGGACGAAGCGATCCAGCATATCTGCATTGCGTTTGACGAGCTTCAAATGACGATGCAGGCGGAGCTTCGGGCGGCACAGGATGAAATTGCCACGCTGCAAGCCCAGGTCGCGGCCCTTGCCACCGAATAGGAGGGATGAGCGATGGCATACAAGATCGTAAAATCCAGCAGCGGAACCCCGGAAAGCGAGAACAAATGCGAAGTGCTGATCGAATCGAGCAGCGACCTTGCCAACCTTCCCGCTGACCTTGCGCCCGGAAGCATGGCCTATACCGCGAGCTTGAGCGCCATGTACATGAAAGCCATTGATGGCACCTGGACGCAGATCGGGGGCTGATGAAATGGACGCATTGAGCATCGGCGCGGCCCTTGCCCTGACCGGCAACGCGGCGG